GTAGTTGAGTTCGAGAAGATCATTCACCGAACGTGGTGAGAACCCCTTGAACTGTGCAGGCAGATTCGAGTTCGTATACATCTCACGCACTCGCTTTCGTTCGACGAGCACGAACTTCTGCCATGCGCTTCGACATCTCTGCACGCTGTTCATCAGTGAAGTTGCGAGTGAACTTCTTGCGAGGCACGCCGAGACGCTCGACAGCGAACGAACGCAACTCGCCGTATCCAAGATCACCGCCGTACAACACGGGTTGATTCTTGTACACGTACGACAGTCGCCACGTTCCACTCACGCCTGCGACTGCAACAGCGTCACCTCGATTGATGATCTTGCCGTTGGGCAGAGTGAATGATTCACTGCGTTCACTGAAGTATTCTTCGTTCTTGACTTCTTTGCGCTTCATGATGTTTCTCCTGTTTGTGTTTGTTGTTGTTGATGTTGTTGTTCAGCGGTCATACTTCGGGTCGAGATCATCTACGCCGCCGATCTTGTTGAGACGAATCATTAGTCTCTTGAGAGCCATGCGCTCGTTGCGATCATCAGAATCTTCGTCGCCGAACTGTGCTTCGTCGTTGAGAATATCCCATCGATCAGTCACAAGAAATGTCACTGAGTTCAACAGTTCAACGGGGAATGAGATCGAACTATTCTCGATATGCAGTCCATCTGCGATGAGTAGATCGCCGAGACCGCCTGCTTTGTTCTCGAACGCTAAGGCTTTCGCACTTGCTTTGATGTTCTTGATGGTGATCGTTGTTGTGTTCATGATCATGCGCCGATCTGCATTGTGTAGAGCGTTGCTTCTTGAAGAGTTGTGAACGGCTTTGCATTGCGATCTTGAGAGACGTTGCGTGTGAGTGTGCCGTGTTCGTAGACGTAGAAGAAGGTCATGCCGAGTGACTTCGCTTTGATGATTCGATAGTTGCCGACTGAGTAGAAACCCGGTCGAACTTTGATTACTTTTGATGGCGTGGTGTTGTTCATAGAAGAGATCGTATACCCCTAGTTGTACAAGTGTCAACGTTATCTGCAAGATTCCACAAAATATGCTTCTGACCAGCACTTATGCAGAGAAAGAATTGTGGCTACATCTCGTCGTCGAGTCGTCTCGTGACGTGACCCATGCTCGTCAGAGCGTGCGAACTGAGCGAATACGCATACTCGATATCAGCGTCGCTGAGAACTCAACCTCGAACGGCTGGTGGCGATCTGAAAGCAGATACGAACAAGCGAATCAGAGCGTTCGCTTGCTCTTCTTCAGTGCGTGCGACAGTCACAAACTTTGTGCCGTGTCGATCACAACACCAACACAGCGATTCTTCAAGACTTGACCACAACACTTCGCAGTCATTGCAGATCAGATCGCAATCTTCAAGCAACAGTTCGACTCACGTCGATATGAGAATCGAGTCGACGTTCAACACGATCGATATCAGAAGACAGACGGCTCTCAACACGACGAAGATCAGTTCGAGTTGCAGTCACTTCAGCGAGCGTTCGTTCTTGCGCTCGAATACCTTGACGATGCTGTTCACTATTGCGTCGATCGAATCGTGTCATGAACACAGTCAACGGCCCGCCTGCACCGACTAACGCAACAAGAACTGTGAGCCAATCCATGACTCATGCACCAAACATCACTGCCCAAGTTTGCTTGCCCACAATTCCGTCAGCAGGCGCAACGTTCTTCGATGCTTGCCATGCTTTGACAGCACTCGCAGTCTTTGCACCGAAGTCACCGTCAGCAGTAACACCGACGATCGCTTGCACAAGTTTCACTGCGTCGCCTTTGCTTCCGATCTTCACTGCTTTGCCGGGGTAAGCGAACGACATTGCGGGTGCGGGTGCGCTTGCAACAAGTGCAGACACAGGTGCGCTCGACGACGGTGTGATCGTGCCTGCTTTGATACCTGCAAAGACTTGCTCGTAGTAAGCGGGGTCGTCTGCGTGATCATTGCTGATCTCAAGATGCCACCAATCGCCACCGGGTGTACCGATCGTCGGCTTGTCGTATATCTTCCACGACATACGATCGCACTTCCAGCCACGACCGTGTGGTGCGAGAAAGTAGTCGTGCAGTTCTTCAATGAACAGCACGTCTGCGTATGCAACAAGAAAGTCGAGAACTTCGAGAGCCGCTTTGTAGTTACCGTATCCCTTGCCACTTGCTTGTCGTCGCCACGATACGTCAGCCGCACGACCTGTGCCATGTACTGAAGGCTTGCCCGAACCTCGTGACGGGCGAACATTCCACGTGCCGTTGTTACAGATCGCACCGTTGAAGTGAGCGCACAAAAGTTGCACGAGTTTCTCTGTACCCATGCGCTTGCCTGATGCGTCTTTGTCCCAGCCTGTGTACTTACGTGCCATGATCACTTTGCTTTCTTGAGTGCAGTCTTCTTCACTGCGGGTTTCTTCTCGGCTTTGATAGGTGTCGTCGACACTTTCTTGACAGGTCGCTTGCGTGCGACTGTCTCTTCGACTCGATCGACGTACTTGATGACCTCGAAAGGTACTTCAACTCGTTCTGTGATTCGCTTGATCGTGTGATAGCCGACTCTCATGAATGATGCTGACTTGTCACCGACAGGCAGATTGATTGCCGCAAGACTCTTGATCACTGACAAGAACGCGGGCAACGCAGACACCGCACAAGTCTTGACGACTGACAGATCAGCGATCTCATTCACACCGACGTTCGCCGCAACAAGTAAGCCTGCGAACACTTGAACATACGTAGAGACTGCACGTTCGAGAACGTCTTGAGTCTTACGCACTAACGGGGTCTTAGTGGTCATAGTGGGCAACCTTAGCGGGTAGCAACGCGTTCTCGTTGGAAGTGTCGCACTGATCAAGCGATACAAAGCACGCAATGACTGTGAGCCACCAGCAGACCATGACGACTCTAGTTCTTGTTGGCACGAGACTTTCTTTTCGGTGCAGGTTCGTCGTGAGTGTGATCGTCTTCGTGAGTCAAGTCTTGAAGTCCACCGAGTATGAGTGGTGGTGGCTCGTGCTCATGATGCGTGTGATCTTCATGTTCGTGATGCGTGCTCTCAATCGGTTGGCGTGACTCGACGTTCATCGGTTGAACGTTGTTGATGAAAGAAGAGATGATCCACTTGTCGCTTGATATCGGTACTCGTGATTCGTGCAAGTGAGTCCAAGTCGCAGGGAAGAACACGATGCGACCCGCTTTTGGTGTCACAGCCACTTCGTGTAACGGGAAGTTTGTTTCGCCGCCGTAGTCGACATCGTTCAGATAGATGACCATTGCGAGCACTCTGTCACTGATCGTTGAGAACGGCGACGGGAATGAATCAACGTGCGGTCTGTAGTACCCGTAAGACTTGAGATACTTTTGGACTTGAAAGCCTGAATCGCTGATGTCTGACCAGCAGTCAAGATGCCGATACTCCTGCTTGTAGATAGCAACAGCAGACGTGATCGCTTGACAGATGCGTTGCTCAAGAACTGTGTCAACGTCTGACCAGCACTCGCTCAAAGTACCTCGGCTATACCCCAAGTCTTCGCTGAACTTTGTTCTCGTATCAACACCGCCAAGAGTTTTGCCAGCAGAAGACATTGACCACACTTCGTTGACTCTCGCCAAGAAATTGCGACACACTTCGTTATCAAGTAACCCGTCTACGACTTGAATCAAGCCGACCTTACCAGCGGGATATGCAACGCTTATCATCATTGAACCTCTCTATCGGTGTTCGCCAAAGTTCTTGACGATACTGAATCTACCGAGTAACCATTCCTTGAACTCATCATTCAGATCAGGAATTGAATCTTCTGTTCGTTGCAGTGCGTCAGTCCTGCCTTCGAGATATCTGTTGACTTTCTCGTTCGGTACATCAGCAATAATCCAATCGTGAATCGACTGCGGTATATCCAAGATGTTGATCATCTCTGTCGCTGTGACAGCGATCTCTTCGTTGTTGTCAAGATGTTCGTGTGCATACTTCCACTCTAAGAGAGACCGGAATTGCTCTTGAAGAGTTCTTGTAAACGTGTTGCCTCGTTGCGTCAAGTAGAAGTCTTCGTCGTCAGCGAACTCGAAGTAGCAGATCAACCCTGCGGGTGCGGCATCTACGACTACGAACAAAGCAGTCACGACTTCAAGATCAAAGTGAGCACCGCTTACTGTGGAAGGAACGTCTGAGAGACCACAGTTGCACAAGCCGTTCTGCCAACGATGAAAGCCTCTGAGTGCGAGCGGTTGATTGTAGTCGCAACGCCTAGTCGCATCAGTTGTTGCCATGAAATTGCGAGGGTCGTCCAATTTTGCGAAAGCGAACAGACCCTTGTTGTCTGTGTTACCGATGATCTTGAGGTAGCCCTCAGGAATACCGTATGCGTTGCCGATGCTCATGCTCATACCACCTTGATTATGAAGATCACTTGAGTCACAGCAGTTGTATGCGTGTGCGACAGTGATGAACTGTTGATCGTAGTTGCGTTACCCGCTGTGAACGAACTATTGACACTGATAGCAGTGTTGACACCGCCTGAAGTGAACGAACTGTTCACACTCAGAGTTCGGTCTGCCGCACCGATACCGCCGTTGATTCCGTGTGAGTGGGCCGCACCAGCGTTGCCGTTTCCACTTGTGACGCTGTTGCCACCTGAGTTCGGCTTGAAGTAGTTGTGTTGGTGATCACCGACGGCTGTACCGATACTGTGGTTATGAAGATGGTCGGCGGCGTTGCCAGCAGTGAAACTGTTTGCGTGAACATGAGATGCGGCGTTACCAGCAGAGAACGTACTGTTCACTGTATGCGTGTGAACGTCAACAGCAGACGACGCACTCGTTGCAATAGTTGTTGGCACAGTCGGTGCAACTGTAGTGACTCCTTGAGGTACACGACTCAAGAAGTCAGGCAGAGTAAAGTTCGCACCGCTTCCACCATAGCGATAACCAATAATGCCGAAGAGAGATGCGTATGTTCCTGTCGTCGACAACGATGCACCGTTGCACACTGCGTACCCCGTAGGAATGTTCGCACTCGTACCGGCCCACATCATGATTGCGCCCAAAGGCGCACCACCAGCAGACGTGATCTGTGCTTGAAGATCAGCGAACGCAGTGTTCAGTGCTCGTGTTGTTACTTGTGTACCTTGACCGAACGATGTCATTACGCAGGACCAATATCCTCAACGAGTAGGAAGGCGTAACGAGTTGACGATCTTGACGCTGTGATCGTGCCTGAGTCAGATGACAAAGTTGCGACGAAGTTTGTAGTACCAGCGGTCAATGTTGAGACAGCACTCATATGAACAAAGCCACCACCTGTTGATGGTATAGCGAAGCCTTGCAGTTGCTGAACAGCACCAGAGATGTTCGTCAATCTGATACGAGCGTTGCCCGCAGTGTTAGTACCGCTCATACCCGGCTCGAAGTAGGTGATCTTGTAGTAACGATTAGCAACAGCAGTGAACGATGCACCTGTGATCTGTACTTCTTCGCTTGTGATCGTTGAGTCTGTTGATGTCGCAGTAGTGAACGCCATTACTCCACGAGGGAAGCGGTTGCTTTGATCGGCTGTATAGACAGCACCAGCAGTGAACGTTGTGTTGGGATTGATTGCCATAGTTAGTCCTTTGTTACGTGAAGTCTAGGAACACTGTTCCCGAATAGAAGAGGAATGGGTTTGCGCCTGAAGAGTTGCCCGTAGTAAGACCACGCAAGAAACCGGGGCTATTGCTGTGAGCATTGAACGCAAAGCCTTTGATGGTGTCGTTACCTAATGAAGACAACATTCCTGCACTCAACGCTGGATTACCGACTCCATCGTTTCCTGATATTGAGGAAGTGATTGTCGTGCTAACAAAAGTCAACGCACCCGACTTTGTTGGTGATGTATGTCCTTGAATTGTGAAAGTTCCTGTGTTGCCTCGGTTTGTTTGTGCGGCACTAGGTCGTTGCAAGAATATGCTTCCTGAGTCTGGCGCCCAGCCTCTGCAAACATTGCTGAAAGCGTTGTTGTTATAGAACCAAGCACCATAAGCCTTCGTGCTTGAAACACCAACAACGCCTTCATCAGATGTTGTCTGATTGAGCCATGCAGTGTTGCCAATGTTTCGTGAATCAGCCGCATTGTTGCCCAAGTTTGCTATGTCAGGCAAGACTCCGTATGCCCCAAGTGGCTTCGTATACTTGAAGTCGCCGGTCGTAGCAGGGTTGTCATCTCCGTTAGTTGTGAGACCAACGTTGTCTGTCGCACTTATCCAATAGTAGACCTGATAGACGTTGCCTGTTGGTGTGTTGCGAATACCGTTCGGGATACTCATCGTCGTGTTACTCGCACCACCTGTGCCGATGCTGACGCTTTGATACGTGTTCGTGTAAGTGTTCGTCGTGACGTTGTACAAGCCTTGATACAACGTTGCTGAGGCAACACCTGAATCAGCATCAGTGACAGCAGTCCACGACACCGTATCGCTCGTACCGCCCGACACTACTGAAGGCTTAGGTACGACAGGCGGTGTCGTGTCGTACTGATACACAGTCACGAACGAAGAGCCGTTGTAGACCTTGATGTAGTTCACTCGTGACGTTGTTGACGGACTCGTGTACGCATACACGTTGGTGCTCGAACTCACCTCAGTTGGTGACCCGCTCTTGTAAATATAAGAAGGCATCAGCAAGCCTTAGATCTGAAACCATATGTCGCCAGCCGCAGGTGACGATGGTGCTGTACTGCGTATATGAATCTTCGCCGATGTCGGCGTGAATCCTGTTTGTGAACCTCTCACGTACACAGTCGCACCGTCTGCTTGAGTCGAAGTAACAGTACCGCTGACCATGTTAGAGCCTGCGATCGTCGTTGCCGCAATGTCACCACCAACGATCGTTGCGTCAGTAATCATCGCTGAAGTTACTTGACCCCACGCAATACCACCCGTCGCTGTGCTGTCAGTAATTAGAACTCTGCTTGCCGCACCGACAGCAGTCTTGACGAGTTCGTTCGCTGTTGCACTACCACTCAGCAAGTCGCCTTTCGCTGTCACGAGAACTTGATTCGTGCCGTTCGACAATGCGTTCACGACTGTGTTCGTTGCGTTGATGTCTGCCGCATAGAACGTGTCACCGTTGAGATATGCGACGTTGCGTGTTGTAGTTGCCATAAGTTTCTCCTCTAGTA